AGATTATATTGTAGTTATTTTTAAGAAATCTTAAATGATATTACAGATTATATTGTAGTTATTTTAAGAAATCCTTTATATGGTATATAAAGAAATTTACAGATTATATTGTAGTTATTTTAAGAAAGCTTAAATGATATTACAAATCATATTGTAAGTTATTTTTAAGAAATCCTTTATATACCATATAAAGAAATTTACAGATTATATTGTAGTTATTTTTAAGAAATCTTAAATGATATTACAGATTATATTGTAGTTATTTTAAGAAATCCTTTATATGGTATATAAAGAAATTTACAGATTATATTGTAGTTATTTTAAGAAATCTTAAATGCTATTACAGATTATATTGTAGTTATTTTAAGAAATCCTTAATATACCATATAAAGAAATTTACAGATTATATTGTAGTTATTTTAAGAAATCTTAAATGATATTACAAATCATATTGTAAGTTATTTTAAGAAATCCTTAATATACCATATAAAGAAATTTACAGATTATATTGTAGTTATTTTAAGAAATCTTAAATGATATTACAAATCATATTGTAAGTTATTTTTAAGAAATCCTTTATATACCATATAAAGAAATTTACAGATTATATTGTAGTTATTTTAAGAAATCTTAAATGATATTACAAATCATATTGTAAGTTATTTTTAAGAAATCCTTTATATACCATATAAAGAAATTTACAAATTATATTGTAAGTTATTTTAAGAAATCTTAAATGATATTACAAATCATATTGTAAGTTATTTTTAAGAAATCCTTTATAATACCATATAAAGAAATTTACAGATTATATTGTAGTTATTTTTAAGACATCCTAAATGCTATTACAAATTACATTGTAATTAATTTTAAAAATCTAAATGATATTACAAATTACATTGTAAGTTATTTTTAAAGATCTAACTAATTATTTTTTAAAAAATTACAATAAATATAAATGCCTTATATAGCGGAAGGATCTTATGGGTGTGTATTTTCACCACCACTTAAATGTTTAAATAACAAAAAAACTACAGCTAGTCAAGCTGGTAAAATATTTAATACAAGAGATTCTATGGAAGAAGAAAAAAACCTTGCTGAAAAAATTAATAAAATTGACCCAAAAGGTAAATGGACAGTTCCTTATTATGGTAGCTGTTTTATAAATGTAGAACAAACACGACCAAACGATAATATATATAAATGTAATAAATATACAAAACATATTCCTACAACAGAACAATTAATATACAAAAATGGTGGTATTGATTTAAATCATTTTATTAATAATTTTGAATTGTTAAAAAATACTCTTTTTATTGACGATCTTATTCCTTTATTTTATAACTTACTAAAAGGACTTAGAACTTTAAATGAAAAACAATTAGCACATTGTGATATTAAACCACCAAATATGTTATATGATTTTGATGAATCCAAATTTTATATAATAGATTTTGGACTTACAACACCTTATAGTAATATTAGCTCTTTTTCAAATTATAATATGTTAAATCACGTATATCCTTATTATCCTCCTGAATTTAAAATGTATGTTCAATTAATAATACACAAAGATACTAATGTTAATATTAATGATATATTAGAAAACTATAGTAGATATTTACCACGAGGGTTTTTTGATTTTATGTCAAAATACATTGATATACCTTTACAACTTAAACAATTTGCAATTAAATGTCAAAAAAATAAAGACGTTTTTAAACATAAATTTAACACTGAATATGTTTCAAAAATTGACGTATTTTCACTTGGTATGACTTTTGTTGAAATATTTTACAGATTAAGTATAAAATCACAAATTAAATTAAGAGATAAAACATTTTTTGATAATTTTATGAAACTTGTTATAGTTCCTATGATCAGTATGGATGCTGATCAAAGATACGATGCTACTAAAGCTTATAATATGCTTAAAATATTATTAAAAAAATATAATAAAAACACACATAGTTCTTCATCTCTTAGTAGCATAAGTAATATTAAAATACCTGTAAGCAATTGTAATAAATTAAAACGCATAGAAATAGTCGAATTACTTAAAAAACAAAATAAACCTGTATATGGTAATAAATCGGTATTATGTGATAGGCTTAATAATATTATAAAATCTCCAGAAATAATTAAAACACCAGAAAAGGATTGTTATAAACTGAAAGGAGCAGAAATAAAACAACTGTTAAAAAAACAAAATAAACCTGTATATGGAACTAAAAAAGTAATGTGTGAGAGATTATTAAAATAATGGTTTATTTTCAAATTTAAATATTTCAGGATTCTTTGATATATTTAACCAATTAATGTTATCTTTATTTTGTTCCAAGACTTCTATAGCATTCTCGTTTAATGATAAATACTTCCAATTTATTTTATTTTTATTATCTTTTAAAAGTTCTATAGCATTTGGATTTTTAGATAACCAACTCCAATTTATTTTATTTTTATTATTTTTTAAGAGTTCTATAGCATTTTTATTACTAGAAAGATATTGCCAATTAATTAGATATTCAGCACTATAATTACTCCTTATTATAAATCTTTCAGTTTGTATTTTATCTTTTAAAAGTTCTATAGCATTTTCGTTTAATGATAATAATTCCCAATCTATTTTTTCAGTATTCTTTTCTAATAAAAATATTGCATTTTTATTAATAGATAATTCAAACCAATCTATTTTATCATAGTGTTCTACAAGTAGATCTATTGCATTTGGATTTCTTGATAAACCAAACCAATGTATTTTATCTATATTTTTTTTTAAAATATTAATAGCATTTGGATTTTCTGATAAAATACACCAATTGATATTTATATCATTAAATAATTTAATAGCATTTGGATTTCGCATTATTGATAACCAATTAATTTTATTTTTATTTTCTAACAACAGATCAATAGCATTTGGATTTTGAGATAAATTATACCAATCTAAGTTGTTTATATTTATCCAATCCAATAATATTAATTTTTTATTATCTACTATTTTCCAGTAATAATCTAAAATGTTTTCTATAATATTTTCATTAAATATAGATTTATTTAAAAATAACATTACAATCTTATATTTTCTATAAGCTATTGACATCGTAGATACATTATTTTATACTATCATTTTTTAAATAATAAAAAACTATATATTATATTAAAACTACTAAGGTTATACTAAGATACAGCGATTCAACTTAAAAAGCTTCTTGATACTAAGATCTTCTCTATCATTAGCATAATACTCCTTTTTGTAATTAATACTTAGTTTTCATTTTTTTTATATATATATTTTTTTTTAGATTTTTACTATCATTTGAAAGTGAATATAATTAATATATCTACATCATTTTTATATTATATTTTAAAAAGATCTTTAGACTGATACAATTACGTTTAGTTAAGTAGTTATTAATGTTTAGTAATATAAATATTAAATGGAACCAACAACAATAGAAAATAAACCAAAAACTTACACACGTCCTATATTACTAACTAAATATAATAGACCATATATTCCAAAAAAATAATATGTAGATCCAGAACCTGTAGTATTTGTTCAAATCAATATCCAATATTTGTTTGATAATAATCTTAATAGTTCTCCTAGTGGCTATGATTTAACTTTAAATGGTAGTATTACTTATGAAACAACACCCAAATCAGTATATTTAGATGGAAGTTCTTATTTATCAGCTAATATTAGTATTGATGTTAAAGCATTAGGATTATGGTTTAAAATTAATACTCCAACTATAGATAATTATTTAATATCAACAACCAATGATGTATTCAATATTAAAATTAGTAGTACTGAATTAAATATAACTATCAATAATAAAGATCAACAACCTATATCATATAATTTTTTATCTTATAAGTGGCATCATTTATTGTTAAATTATAGTAATGAAAAATATGAAATATATATAAATTCAAATTTGGTCCAAGAAACTGTTGATTATACAGCACTAAATAATAATACTTTATATTTAGGTAAATCTTTATACGATTATACCACAAATTTTAATGGTAATATTGCAGATTTACGATTATATAATTATTCAATTACTGATATAAGTAGTATTTATGATGAGTTTTTTGCTAATTTACCCTCTACAGATTTTACAAAAACTTTTGATAATAAAACTATAGGTTCTACTTATATGTTATCTTCGGTGCCTAATGGAACTACAGAATTAAATATTATTAATAATAGTATATTATATAATTTCGTATATGAAGAAGGTTCTGGTTTATATATTGATTTTACTAAACCTAATTTACAAAATGTCATAAAAGTTACTATAACAAATAATGGAACAATATATGGTAGAGGTGGAATTGGACAAATATCAAGTAGTGATAATAGACGTGATGGTAAGTATGCTATTACAGTATTAAACAATGCTGATACTATTGATCGGGAAATAACACTTACAAATAATGGAAATATATATGGTGGTGGAAATGGTGGTTATTATATACCATCACATAATGTAAAATATATATACAACAAAGATTATAGTGGAACAGAAACTATATGGCATTCAATATCTATTAATGGAATTGGAGGAAATGCAGCGTATTATGACGGAACAGATGTAATAGATGCTGGATTACCATATATTATATATGGTTATATGATATTAGATCAAAGACCAAATTCACCCCCCGACTTTGATACCTATATTACAGATGAATATGCTGATAAACCACTTAATAATGGAGGACAATCTTTTAATACAAATAAAATTATAGATTTACCTTCTAATGATTTAGTAACCCTAACATAAATATAACCAATAATTAAATATGTTAACTATAAGATCAAGAAATTCTAGGTCCAGTAGATCAAGTAGATCTCTATCTAGTTCTTCAAACAATGATAAAATTAATGTTCCTAAAAGGACATTTCCACTCATTCAAGATATATATACTGAATTAAATACTCAAGTTAATGAAAATAAAACAGATCTTACAGTTTCTAAGAAAAAACTAAAACAACTTAGAACAATTATTGATCGAATTGAAGGCAACACTAAAACATTTCCATTATATGTAATTTTCTATCTTATACAAAAAATACAAAATGCACCTATTAAACCTTTGGACATTTAAAATGCCGATCTTAGTCTTTATAATTTTTGTATTTTCTTACCTTATTTTTCCTAATATATTTGGTTTGTCTATTATATGTCCCATTTAATATTCTCTTATAATAGTCTTCCGGTATCGTTTTTATTACCTCTTTAATATTATTATTTAAGTCTTCATAATATAATCCTTGCTTCTTTTGTAATTTAGATTTTAGAAGACTAAAAAACATTTCTATACTATTTGTATAATGTTGATATGGTACTGAATAAATCAATTTATTATTCTTGTTTATTAATTCTTTAACTCTTATGTTTCTATGGGAACTTGCATTATCTAAAATAATAACCTTGTTTTTATATTTATTAGTAATAAACCTTTCTAAAAATGCTAATAACCTATCACCATCTATACCACCCTTATTATATAATTCATAACCTTCTACGCCTTTTATTGAAATAGCAAAAACACCTGTATATTTTTTGAAAACTTCTTGTGAATTAGTTTTAACTACACATCTTTTACCTACTTCATTATAGCAATAATGTCTTAATTGTAAAGAGTTAATACTTGTCTCGTCTATGCAAATAATGTCGTCAATATTATAATCTTTTATTTCATTATAAAAATCTTTTATTTTGTCTTTAATATTAATATCCTTACCGAACCGTTTTATAGGTTCATGTCTAATTTTAGTTAATTTTAATGATATATAATTTTCTTTAATTATCCTACTAATATGTCTTCTTGTAATGTTTAATTTAGAATAATTATTTTTTAATTTTGTTAATAAATCCTCAATTGTAATAGTCTTATTATTTTTAAGTTCTTTGAGTATAAAAGTTATATGTTCTTTTTTAACCTTGTATGATATTGGTTCTCTGTTATGTCTTTTAATTTCATTTTCATCTTCATATCTTTTAGTCCATCTTAATAAACTTCTTACAGAGCAATTAAAAATTCTACATGTATTCTCTTGTGTATCTTTATTCTCCAAGAAATATTTAACAGCGGATAATTTATAATCTTCACTTTTATGTTTAGTCATTATTAAATTATTTAAAGGTATATTGTATTATATTATAATGATAAGATAATATGACTGATATAGTTAATATTGAAATGTATAATAATTTAGTGATTGAAAATGAATTATTAAAGAAAAAAAATATAGAGTTAGAAGAGAAGTTAAAAACATATACCAATACAGAAAGGAATAAAAAGTATTATGAAAAAAATAGTGAAAAGGTTAAGGAGAAGGCAAAGAATTATATGGAAAGGATGAAAACTGAGAATCCAGAGAAACTAAAAGAATGGCGGCATACTGCTTATATGAATAGAAAGAATAAGAAAGTTAATAATGATATTTTATAAATCTTGTTTTACACCCTTACTATCATATACATATAATTCAAATAAATATCCAGCATCAATACATCCTTGTTTTTTAAAAGGAATATCTTCAATATCTTTTTTATAAGTCCATGTGCTTTTAACTTCATATATAGTATTTATTTTTGATATATACACATCACAATAGTATCTATGTTGTTTATTATCTTTTTCATACCATATTTTAGGAACTTCTGTCCTTTTTACTACTATATCTTCATATGTATATCCTTCTTCCACAAGACGTTTAAGTAAGAATGGTTCATATCCTTGAACTTGTATGCTATTACCACAAGGAAAGTTAAATTCTTTGGGATTATAAGCATTTTTAGATGCTTTTTCAGCAAAATCCGCATTTTGCATAGGATGTTCTGCACCATAATTTAACAAATTTTTTTGTTTAGCTTTATCTTTAATTTTTTGTGATTGCATGGGATATTCTGTTCCATTATTTAACAAACTGGTTTGTTTAAACTTATCTTTGAACTCTTGCGATTGTAAAGCATGTTCTACTCCATATTTATCTAATCTTGTTTGTTTAGATTTTTCTTTAACTGTTTGTGATTGCATAGGATATTCAGTTCCATTATTTAACAAACTAGATTGTTTTGCTTTATCTTTCATTTCTTTTGATTGCATTAAATAATCTACTCCAAATTTTGTATTACAGGTTTTTTTTACACGTTCTTTAAATTCTTCTGATTGTGAAGCATATTCACAACCAAATTTTTTAATGCAAGTTTCTTTAGATTTTTCTTTAACTGTTTGTGATTGTAAAGCATGTTCTACTCCATATCTTTCAAAACAAGTTTGTTTTGCTTTATTTTTTACTTCTTGTGATTGTAAAGCATGTTCTACTCCATATCTTTCAAAACAAGTTTGTTTTGCTTTATTCTTTACTTCGGGTAATTGTGTAAAATGGTCTACACCCCAAGTATCTTGACATGTTTGTTTTATTCTCTCTTTAGCCTTCTCTTTCATACATTTTTCACAAAAACCCCCAAATATTACTATGTTTTTAAATTTTTTCTTATGATTTAAACCACAATTACATAGAAAATCTATATCATTTTGACTATTATATGTTTTTATATTATCAAAATCTATTTTACACTTATCTCTATTACACGCATCTATTAAGCCTTGTTTTGTAAATTTTGTATATTTTTCACCATGTCTTTCAATACAGGTTTGTTTACGCTTATTATCTTTTATATTTTTGGTACATTTTTCACAAAAACCTCCAACGCCGTTACATAAGAATCTTATTGTTCTACAATATTCAATACCACAATTACATACAAAATCAATCCTTGTGTCTCTATTACATTTTCCTATTTTATCAAAATCTATACTACACTTATCTCTATCACAAATCTCTTGTAATAACTTCTTATCATAACATTTCCTTGTCATTATATAATCTAATATTATACTATTAGCATTGTTATATATCATTTTTTTTTAAATATTCAGTATAAAACTATTTAAAGATAAGATATGTACTATATATAGAATATGTAATGTCTAAAAAGAAGAAAAAGAAAGACGACGAGGTTATTAAAGAGGAATTTGAAAAGTTTGACTATATGAAAACTATTAAAAATAACATCAATAATGTTCTTAAAGATAAAGCAGTCTTACCTATCATTAATGATTTAGTCATTAGAACTAATAAGATTGTTATTCATTCATGTAATTTTATTAAATTATATTGTATTTATCTATATGAAAATGATTTAGAGTTCCCTTTAATTGATAAGAACTTTATATGCGATGTCTTTAAGGTTATTACAAAAAGAAAAGATAATAGAGGTGCAACACCTGAAAAAGATTATAGTGATTTGTTAAAGAACCTTTATAAGTTTTATAATGAACACTACATAACTACTATTTATGATAATGAAATAATCTATTATGATAAATTAAGTTATATATTAGCATACGAAGCAATTGATATTGAAAAAAATATAAATAATAACATACAAGAGCATTTTATTACACATCTTAATCAATTCGTTAATCATTCCTTTAATTTACAAGAGCAAAAAGATGAGATTAAAAAGATAAAAGAAAAAGAAGTAAGAAAAGAAAGGTATAAATCATTAACGAATGAATTCAAAAAGGTTAAAGACGACCTTGTATCACTAACAAATGATCTAAACGCAGATGGAAAATATCATAGTTGGATTAAAGAACATAAAAAACATATTATACCAAATAAACCGAGCTTTGATAAAAATAGCATTTATTATGACCTACATTCTAATACAAAGGATTATTTAAAGTCATTTATCTATATAAATATTCAACTTGAAAAACTTAATGATATACTACTAGGAGATACAAATGATATTGATAAGGTTAAACAAATTAAACTATTTAATATATTACCATTAAGAAGCAATATTATTCCTAAAAATATATGCATTGATACATGTGCTTTAATTAGTAATTTTTTGAGAGATGAAGGAACAACAACACACTTTAAAAATTATAAAAAAGAGAATAATCAATTTAAATTATGGAATAGGGTTTTAAAGTTAGATAGTAAAATTTTCAAAAAGAATAATTATGAGTTTAATTATATGATTAGAACTGATGGTATTTCTGTTGGTATTTTATTTATTAGATTAGGAAGTAATGGATTACCATTAAAACATTATAATCCTATTAATAAACCAGAAGAGAATACAAAATATATAGAAAAAGAGATTATTACAGATGAATTAAGAAGTAAAAAGATAGTATGTGTTGATCCGGGTTGTAGTGATTTAATTTATTGTGGTAGCAAAGATAATGATGGTAATTTAGAAACCTTTAGATATACTCAAAATCAAAGAAGATTGGAAACAAGAACAAAAAAATATAATAAGATTATTGAAGAAGTTAATAATACAACCTTTATAAATGGAAAAAATATTAAAGAAATTGAGAGCGTTTTAAGTAATCATAATAAGAAAACTTGTAATTATGAAAAGTTCAAGAATTACTTGATTGAAAAAAATAAATTGAACCTATTGTTATTTTCTCATTATGAAAAGACCTTTTTTAGAAAGTTTAAATTAAATAGATATATCAATACTCAAAAAAGCGAGAGTAAAATGATAAAGAACTTTACTAAAAAGTTTGGAGAACCAAATGATGTAGTATTTATAATGGGTGATTATGATAAGGGTAGTAGTAATATAGGTGGGTTAGAACCTACGATTTGTAAAAAGTTTAGAAGAATATTTAAGAATGCTGGATTTAGAACCTATTTAGTGAATGAGTTTAGGACATCTAAACTATGCAATTGTTGCAATTGTGAGATATCACCTTTTATGATAAGACAAAGTCATAAACCAAATGATATAAAAGTTAATAAAAAAATAACTATTAATGGATTACTTTCTCATCAAGAGGATAAGCAGAAATGCGAGATAATTCATAATAGAGATAAGAATGCCGTTCAAAATATGTTAAATATTGTAAAGAGTATATTTACAATAGGAAGAAGACCAGACATATTTACGAGAATTCATACATAGTACACGCTATGTAATAATCAAATTTTTACTACTTATAGATATTTATTTTGCTGTTAAATCGGCATTTTAAATGTCCAAAGGTGTAAAAAACAACCAATTATCATAGACATAATTTTAAATATTTTTAATAAATTTATTTTAATTGAAAAATGTTTAATGCAACAAAATATTAAAGATACGGAAATTTATGCTGAATTAGATAGACAATTT